CACCGAAAGTGAGCTGCTCGCCTTCATCGATCCATGCTGCCGCGGGCTTCGTAGCTGCGATATTGATCTTGTGCTCGCCGGAAGTGGTGATTCTTGTAGCCAGACCTCTTATGATGTTTTCTTCCTCAAGAACATCAATGATTCTCTTGTCGTATTCCTCGGGAACGAGGTATCCGCCATCAGAGTCAATTCCCTCCTGCAGAACATTAGAGATCTGACGGAAGTTGGAGCGAAGGGCCTGAAGCATACCCTTGCGGTATTCATCAGATGCGCGGCCGGTCTTAGTATCCTCGTCGTTTACCCTTCCGGGTTTTACGGTAAGAGGAGAATTGACAGGCTTAGAAAGCTCTGCCTCGCGTTCCTCGGCGCGTCTCTCACGGTCAATGGCTGCCGTAATGTCAGTGATTTCAGCCTCCATCTTTTCATAGGTGGCGCTGTCTTCTGCGGAAAGCGTACCGTTCTCTTTCTGGTGGCTGTCAATGAAAGCCTTAGCCTGTTCCCAAACCTTAGCTCTCTGGTCAATAAGCTGCTGTAACTTCATAATCGTTTACCTCCTAAATAAACTTTTTGATAATCTCAAGACGCTCGTTGATCTCTGCCACCGTGCGTCCAGTTTCTGTATCCTGCACAGGAATTTCTGCCTGCTGTGCGACAGGTGCTTTGGGCTTTTCGAACTTGGCAGATACCTTGTTAATCAAGGCATTATCTACAGCCTTTCTCGAAAAGAGCATTGATGCGCTCGGATGCTCGTCGTCCATATCAGAAGCGCGGGTGAGGATCTCATCTGCAAACCCAAGCTCGACAGCTTTGTTTGCGTCCATCCAGGTTTCCGCGTCCATAAGGTGACTGAGCTTTGCCCTTGACTGCCCGGTCTTTAAGACATAGGCATTGATGATTGATTCCTTGACCTCGGCAAGCATATCGATTACCTTCTGCATTTCTGCGTGATCTCCGAATGCAATAGTCGCCGGATTATGGATCATCATCATTGAGACAGGCGACATGTATACGACATCACCGGCACAGCTGATAACACTTGCTGCGGAGGCGGCAATACCGTCGATCTTTACTGTCACCTTGCCAGGATAGGCCTGAAGCATGTTGTAGATCTGTGCTGCCGCGATACAATCGCCTCCTGGACTATTTATCCAAACAGTCACATCACCATCACCGGAATTAAGCTCATCACGAAAAAGAGCCGGGGTGACGTCATCGTCAAACCACGACTCCTCTGCGATAGTTCCGTTAAGGGTAAGGACCCTCTCAATGCTTTCTTCGCCTGTTTCCTGGTTCTGAATCTTTCGACTCATCCAGTTCCAGAACTTCTTCATTTTTCTCCTTTCCGGTCGCAAATATTCCTGCGTCCTTAAGTTTTGTCATATTGCCGTTTACTAAATACAGGTCACCGCCCTCGGCCTCCGGAATGCGATCGAGGTTTTCAAGCTCTCTGATGTCATTCGCAGACATCCATCCGTTCTGGCGTCCGATAGCATAGCCCTGCATACGGCTTTGATAATCTCCACGAAGGAGGCCATCAACATTGAACTTCACAAAAAAAGTCCCCTTCTCCTCGCGAGATAAGAGACTTCTTACAATCGACTGTTCCCACCTGCAGATCCAAGGGTCCAAGGTGTAGGTCACAAATTCCAAAGACTGCTGTTCAATATTTGAGAAGGACGACTTATCAAGGTCACCCACCATATGAGGCGGGATACGGAAGATTCGCGCGATCTCATCAATCTGAAACTTTCTGGTCTCCAAGAACTGTGCCTGGTCGGGTGCTATTGATATAGGGGTGTATTTCATTCCTTCTTCAAGCACCGCTACCTTGTTTGCATTCTGGCTACCACCGAAGGTTGCATTCCACGAATCACGTATACGACTTGGGTCCTTAACGGTACCTGGGTGCTCGAGGACTCCAGATGGCTGGGCGCCGTTAGAAAAGAACTTCGCACCATATTCCTCACATGCAATCGCCATACCTATGGCGTCGCGGGCCAAACTTATAGGACTGTATCCTACGAGACCATCAAACCCGAGCCCCGGAATATGAAGCACATCCCTTGGCGTAAGTCGCACGGTTCCTTCTTTACCGAGGTTTCCCTCCTCATGAGATACAAGGTATTCATAATAAAGGTTTCCGTTTTCATCACGATCAACAGTCATCTTATCCGGCATAAGCGGGTAAAGAGCGATAACGTCACCCTTGCCATTTCTTATGATCTGCGCGTATGCATTACCCCAGAGGAGTAAGTGCGTCATGAGCGTCTCTCGGAATATGAACGAGGTCATTTCCGGATTGGGTTCATCATGAAGTAAGAAATACAGCGGATGATCCGTCGCTTTTTCCTTGCCGCCTGTGTCCGTATATCTGTAAAGGTGAAGCGGAAGTCCCGCCACCGCCTCAGATAAAATACGAACGCAGCTATAAACAGCGGTCATGCGCATCGCAGTCTTTTGTGATACGCGCTTGCCTGCGGTCGAGGTCCCACCATAAAAGGTGTAGTAGCCTCCAACAGTACTATTGGTAGGCTTATCCCTTGACCGGAATATGCTAAAAAGATTCATGATTCATATCCTCCATTGCATAATTAAAGGCCTCCCGTATAACCAGGAAGCCTATGAGAGATAACAAAAACATATTTTTACCCTTGTCATATATGAGTTCTTCTGTTAATATTGGCCTACATACTTTTATCGAGCCATAGCGCTCGTCCGCTGGATTCCCAGCACACATTTCCCACTTGTTTGTTTTAACTCAAGTAAAGGAGGTACTATATTTGTTCACGCCAACTGAATACGAGATCATGACATTGCCGTATTTCAATGTCATATCTGACGAACCCGATTTCTTTGAAATCCAATCCAAGAACACGGGACACTTTTGGGCTATCATGCCATATGGCAGATACATCCGTTTGTGGCATAAATACCACAAAGAGGATGAGTATCACCATCAGATCGATACCATGTGTGTTCTCGACGCGGTCCTTGAAATCGTGTGCCATGATGACTATAAGCTGCATCGCAAGGGCACATTCTTTGAAGAACTCTTAGAGAAATACGGTCACAAAACCAGTAATCCTCTGGTGTCATAAACGCTCTCAGATGTAGTCGAGCCGCAACGAAGCGCTCTGTCTAATCCCATAATCAGTGCAACCGCACCGTCTATCTTTTCTGTTGACTTCGCTTTATCAGCTTTGATATTTCCAGCCGGATCAGTACGAATAAAAATGTTATCCATCATCCAGCGAAGAACAGGGTTACCACCATGCGCAATTTTCTGTTCAAGAACAAGCTTCATCAGTTCCTTTGTCGGAGGAGACATATCCTTAAAGCCCTGGCCAAAAGGAACCATGGTAAATGGAAGTCCCATATCCTCAAGGTCCTGGACAAGCTGTACGGAGCCCCACCTATCAAAAGAAATTTCCTGTATGCGGTAGCGAGAAGCCAGCTCCTCGATCTTATGCTCAATCGCGGAGTAGTGTATTACGTTGCCCTCAGTGAGTTGCAAAAAGCCCTGCTTCTCGAACACATCATACGGAACATGATCACGTTTTATACGAAGCGGGAGTGTATCCTCCGGGAGCCAAAAGAATGGAAGCACCGGATACCGGCCTTCTTCGTCAGGCTCAAAAACTAATACCAGGGCACTGATATCTGTTGTTGAGGAAAGGTCCAGGCCTGCCCAGCAGCGCTTTCCTTCGAGTGCTTCAGCTGATACCGGGAAGGCACATTTATCCCATTTCTCCATGGGCATCCAGCGCACCGATTGCTTAACCCACTGGTTAAGACGAAGCTGTCTAAAGGTGTTTTCTTCAGCCGGGTTCTGCCTTGCAGACTCACAAGCGGCTACGACTTTATCGATTCCAATCGTTTCTCCGAGGGATGGGTTAGCTTTTTTCCAGACCTCCGGATCTGTCCAGTCGTCCTCAGTATCCGCGCCATATATAACGGGATAGAATGTCGGGTCAACCTTGCGGCCCTCAAGGATATCCTTGGCCTTGGAGTGAACTTCATAACAGATACTGTTGGTATCAGTTCCGGCTGTCGTTATCAAAAAGAACAGCGGCTGCTTTCTGGCATCACCGCTACCCTTGGTCATAACATCATATAATTGCCTGTTAGGCTGTGTGTGCAGCTCATCAAAGCAAACGCCATGGCACGAGAAGCCGTGCTTTGAGTATGCTTCCGAGCTTAGCACTTGGTAAAAACTATTAGTCGGTGTATATATGATTCTTTTTTGCGAAGCGAGTATCTTTACGCGCTTTGCAAGTGCCGGGCACATTCGCACCATATCAGCAGCAACATCAAAAACGATCGAAGCCTGCTGGCGATCAGCGGCGCAGCCATAGACCTCGGCACGTTCTTCACCATCTCCACATGTAAGTAGAAGTGCGACCGCCGCGGCAAGTTCTGACTTACCATTTTTCTTCGGTATTTCAATATATGCAGTATTAAACTGTCTGTATCCGTCCGGCTTTATGACTCCGAAGATATCAGCAATGGTCTGTCTTTGCCAGGGTAAGAGCTTAAACTTCTGACCGGACCATGAGCCCTTCGTATGGCAGAGGCACTCGATAAAGGATATCGCGTAGTCTGCCTTTGCTTTATCAAATCTTGAAGTTTTAGCCATAAACCGTGTCGGTGTATAGTCATCTGTTTTTTCCATAAAAAATAGCCGCCAATGGCGACCTCCTTAATCTTGTACGAGAGAAAGAGCCGAGGCTCTTTTCCCTTTGCTTTCTTAGTTGTTGTATTCCTGGATCAGAATGCTGTAGGCGATCATGGTTGCTTCGTCGTTCTCATCCGGCTCGATGTCCCATCCGCGGTCATAGCTTACAACCGTCTGGCCGTCAATCTTGATCGTGAGCTTGCTGATCCTTCCTTCGTCGATCCCGTAAATGCTGCCTTCGTCGTATACCTTAGCCCAATAGTGGGCTATTTTTGTTTCTCCGTTTACCGGTACTCCGATGGTTCCTTCTTTCCAAAGTCTGTTCATTTCCGCGTCCTCCTTAAAGTCTTGAAGCCTTGTGTGCGTCGAGGTTCTTTAAAAATTCGTCAACCTCTTGAAGGTCCTTAAGCTCGTCTGTGTAGGCGCCAAGCCCGCAGGCTCTGATCACCTTGTAAACTCCCCAGTGGGTTTTAAGTAATCCCAGGCCTTTTGCTTCGGCGATCTTGGTGGCCGTTCTTGAAAGCTTACCCATCTTTGTGATCTCGGCGTCTTTTCCTTTTTCGGAAATGCTCTTGCAGTTTGTTCTGTCGATGTACCTCATTCTTAAATCCTCCTGTTTTCCGGGGCTTTGTTCCCCTTTCGTTGTACATATTAATCACTCTAAAGCACATATAAAGCAACTTAATTCGAGTAATATATGTACCAATTATCCGCGGAGGATATTGTGTAGTTTACGCCTTAAAAGGGAGGAGCTCCGGGCTCATCCCTCTGGGGTCCATCATCATTTCCATGCTGCTTTCATAGTGGCGAAGATGGGCGAGCTCCTCGTAAAGCCTGCCGCTTTCTTCCTCAAGCGGTGCGTAGAAGCCTGCGGGTGCGAAGCCGCACCCCAGTTCCTCATCCGCTGCTATGAAAGCCTCAATCTCATCAATCTTCCGTAAGATTTCCTTTTTCTGCCGCGTCATAACGAAGCCCTCCGTTTTATTAAAGTGTGAAGCGAATGCCCTTGATCTCCTTGGGCTCGTCGCTAAGCCATCTTGATTTCTGCTTTGTCGTTGCCAGCCCTGCGAGGGTGCAACCTTCTGCTGCAAAGGCGTGCAGGTTTTCCATGCAGGCGGTGCTTTCGTTTGTGTAGATGAAGCTTTCAATTCCGGCCTGCCTTAAGGTTTCAACAAAGTCGTGGACCTCGTTTTCCCAAAGGAAGTCGCTCATTTCAAGCTCGTCCTGCTCGTTCTCTTTGCTCTGGTAGTAGGCTCTGTAGGCCTTTACCGCGCCCTGTTCGAAGGGGAACTTGATCCCGTCGTTCTCTTTGTGCCAGGCCTTAAGCTCGTCGCTGTCCCAGCCAAATTCGGCTATGATCTGTTCCTTGCGGGCCATGCGTTCCTGCCTTGCTTTGTCCCAAGCCTCGCCGGCTTTCTTCAGTTCTTCAAAAAATGTGTTCTTCTTCATGGTGGTTTCCTCCTTATGTTTGCTGGCCTTTTGGCCCTTTCGTTAGTGTATTAATCACTCTAAAGCACATTTATATCCAGTTATTTCCGCGAATATCTGTACCAAATAGTGATGGAGGAAACTGTGTATTTTATGCATCATGGATCGCATCCATGACCTCGCGCTTTGCTTCTTCCGAGGCGCCAACCGCCTCGAGGGCTTCAAGTGTTCCGCAGTCCGGGCAGATGTTTGTTTTGTTATCTGCTCTGGATAATGCGGGCCTACCGGTATAAACCTTTTTGCATTTAGGGCAGTAGCGTTCATCCGGGAGCTTCTTTACGATATCCTCGCCGTAGACTACATTAAGGCCCGATCCGGTATCCCAATGCATGAGGAGGGAAGCTGTATCGTCAACCCTCATCACCGTACCCTTGGTCCCCACCGGGGGAGCCTGCGGATCGTCCATCTTCACAAGCTCAACCCTGGTGCCGATCGGATATTCTTTTCTTATGCGTTCAACAATCTCTCTGCTCGGGAAGTTCATGCTGCGCCTCCCTTCTTGCCGCTTTTGAATGCGGAAGATCCGGTGAGGTTCTTAAGCAGGACCTTGCGCTCAGCTTTGTACTCGGCCCCGATAAAGCCAAGGCGGAGAAGGAAGCATCTGAAGGCGTACTTGTCATTGTCGACCTCTTTTTCCGTGGCCGTTACGCGCTTTTGGGTGCTGGCCATTTCGCAGATCGCTTGAACGAAGTGGGTGTAGGCTTTTACCGCTTCCCCCGACGCATCCCTAAACCAAGGGAAGGCGACCTTCTCGTCCGTGACATTGATTGGAAGTTCATCTGCTTCAAATGCCTTTTTGAAAAGTCCGGCTTTGCTTTCTGCGATCTTTTTGAGGTTTTCGATTGCTTCTTCACTGAGTTTCTCCCTGGGCATCTCAATGGTAATGAGGTCGCCTTCGGGCTCTGCGGTATCCTCGGCCTCGGCGTTTTCTGCTGTAAAGCCTGCCGCCTTAAGGGCCAGGGTAACCTTCTCGGCTTCTTCCTTTGAGGTTCTCTCGTCAAAGGAAAGTGTACCGTCCTTGCTTACCGTGAAGTTGTCAATCACGTATGCGAAGGTCGGTGCCCCTTTGTAAACCGGCGCCATTCCGGCAGCCTGCGAGATGACCGTTACCATTTCCTTGCGCTGTTTTCCTGTTACGTTGTAGTTAAGTTCCATGGTGTATACCTCCTTTGTTTTGGTAACACATTAATCACTCTAAAGCCTTGATATAGCAAGCAATTCTGTGACTAAATATGTCACAAATGAAGGGGGCTTTACTGTTCATCTTTTGGTACTTCCACATAAGGAATAACCGCGTCATTCCTTATTACAAATACGTCGTCCGCCGCGCCACCTTTCTGCTCGATATAACGGTTAACAATGACGTCGCAGTATTTCTCGTCGAGCTCGCAGGTGTGGCAAATACGATCCATCTGCTCACAGCAAATGAGAGTGGAGCCGCTGCCGCCAAAAGGATCAAGCACGATACTGTTTGCCATGGACGAATTCTTAATAGGATAAGCAAGAAGCGGGATCGGCTTCATGGTCGGGTGCTCCGCATTCTTCTTGGGCTTATCGAATTTCCAAATGGTCGTATCAGATCTTCCCGAATACCACTGGTGCTTGCCTTTCTGTTTCCAGCCGTAAAGTACAGGCTCGTGCTGCCACTGATAAGGAGAGCGCCCAAGCACGAGTGAGGGCTTCTCCCAGATGCAGCAGCCTGACAAGTAAAAGCCAGCGTCCTGGAATGCCTTACGGAAGTTAAGTCCTTCAGTATCTGCATGGAATACATATATGGAAGCATCATTTGCCATGACCTTCTCCATGCATGAAAAAGCGCCGAGCAAGAATTCATAGAACTTGTCCGACGCCATGTTATCGTTTTTAATTTTTCCGGCCGTGCCCTCGTAATTCACATTGTAGGGCGGGTCCGTGACTGTGAGGTTTGCCTTCTTACCGTCCATCAAAGTGTCTATCACACTTTGGTCTGTGGAGTCACCGCAGATAAGACGGTGTCTGCCAAGCAGCCATATATCACCAGGCTTTGTGAAGGTAGGCTTTGCAAGCTCCTCATCAACATCAAAGTCGTCGTCCTCGGCAGCTGATTCGTCAGCGCTAAAGAGCGAGAGCAGCTCCTTCTCATCAAAACCAGTGAGAGCAAGGTCAAAGTCCATGCCCTGCAGAGCTTCCATTTCAACCTTCAACATTTCCTCATCCCATCCGGCATCAAGTGCGAGACGGTTGTCTGCAATAATGTAGGCTTTCTTTTGTGCCTCGGTCATCTCATCAACAAAGACGCAGGGCACCTCGGTATATCCTTCCTCGCGAGCTGCAGCAAGTCTGCCGTGGCCAGCTATAACGCCAAGGTCGCGATCCACGATCACAGGATTGACGAAGCCAAACTCACGAAGAGAAGATCTGATCTTCATGATCTGCTCCGGGGTATGCGTTCTTGAATTATTCTGGTAAGGCACCAGCTTATTAATATCGATAAGCTGAAACTCAGTAATGGTTTTATGGTCCATATCAAACTCCTTTTCGTTGTAATAGTTTTTCCATCGGGTCCTCTGACAGACCGTTATATGCGGTAGTGCAGTTCGCCTTTACCACATCAAAAATCTCGTAATAAACAAGGTTCGCCTGTTTGTGATAGGACTGCGCCATCTGCACAAACGGATTAGCGATTGCAGCGCCGGTAGTCGGATGCTTGCCAAGAAGGCCGAAGCTTGATACCGCGTTTTCGCACTGAACATATCTTGCATAGGAAAGAGCGAAGGATTCTATGAGCCTGGGGTTCACGAGCTTGTCGCACCCGCGGTCCTTAAGCCATAACCACATCTCTGTATAAATCTCATCAGCACCCAGGGGCTTACCATCCCTCTGAAGTGCCGACAAATAATCATGGGGCTTTGGCATGTCGTTCCCGACCATGTCCGCGGCCCCATTTATGTCCTCACCATCCAGGTCAGCGATAGGAAGATCCATCACCTTGGCGTTTGCTGCCTTACCTGCTGTTATTTTGTCTGCGAGAGCGTCCGGTTTAGAGCCTGCTCTAACCCGCCTGCCGCCACGCAGTGTTCCATCTTTTGCCATTTGAAATCAACTCCTTAATCCTCCCGGGGGTCAATACCCTGTTTGAATTGCGATTTTTGCACGTTTGACCCCGGCCCGTTCCCACGGGGTCCACCCCGTAGAGATCTGACCCGCCCCTGGGGGTGGCCCATATGCTCGCCTTACCATGCCCGGCGCCACCGATCCCCGCGCTCACCGTGTATACGTGAGTGGCAGCTCTTGCATAAAGACTCGAGGTTATCAAAGTCATTCGTGCCGCCTTCAGAAAGCGGCTTTTTATGATGCACGTGCTCGACCGGAGTAATGATGCCATTCTTATAACATTCTTCACAGAACGGATGGGTTTCAACGTATCGCACACGTATCTTCTCCCAGGACCTGCCGTATCGTTTCTTTGTCGCAGGATCACGGCTGTATCTCTCGTAATCGCGGTTCACTTTCTTTTTGTGTTCCTCACAGTAGGTCCCGTCCGTAAGATTAGGACAGCCCGGATAGGAACACGGTCGCTTCGGTTTGTATGGCATGTATCCTCCAACATAATCAAAAATGTAGGAGGAATGTTTCTAACATCCGTCCTACATTTCATAAACATTTGTGGCCTTGTATCCCTTACAATGTTAGGAAATGTTAGCGAAATGTATCTAACATTCCTTTAACAAGAGCCTAACATTTAAGGGAATGTATCCCTAACATTGTTGCTTCATGTATGGGAAATGTGCCGTACTTCCGGCATACATTTGCCTAACAGCACGGATCTTGTTTTCATACATTTCCGTACATTGTAAAACCCCGGGGGATTACATTTTCCTCCGGGGTTCATCTTATTTTGCTGATTATACTATAACATAAGGACCATAGTGAAAAACAATGAAAAGGTGTGCAAAGATTAGATCTTTATCATACCGAGGGCCTTGCCGTGAAGAATATACACGTTACGGACGGTGTATCCCATATTATCGGCTATGGCTTCCCAGGTAAGGAAACGAAGGTATCTGTCCTCCAAAAGCATCTGACACTCGGCATCCTCGACCTTCTTGATCGTATGCATGATGTCTGCCTTTAAGGATACGAGCTTATCGATATCCTCATCCAGTTCCTTTTCCATGTCGACAATCTTTACCACGTATTCCTCAACCCTCGACCTATCCCTGTTCGGACTCCCGGGCATATCGCTTAGACCGTTACTGGTCTTATTAAGCAGCTCTCTCAAAGAAGATATCTGTTCAAGTTTGCTGTCGATACGCTGGTCGATACGATACGCCTGGGATAAGTATTCTTTTGCTGTCATGATTAATCCTCCGCATTAATTGTTATGCTCGGACCAATCCGAACCTCCGCCTTCACAGCATCAAGGAGTGCTGTCTGTATGCTATCCTTCTGTGAGAGTGCCTTCATCACCCTCTGGTCAATCGTCCCCTTCGAAATGATGTGAGTTACCACAACAGTCCCGGACGTCTGTCCCTGTCGCCAAAGACGCGCTACCGTCTGCTGATAAAGCTCAAGAGACCAGGTAAGGGAGAACCATACCATGTTGCTGCCGCCGCTTTGGAGATTAAGTCCCATAGAAGCTGACTGGGGCTGTATGAGACCTACCATTACTTGGCCTGCGTTCCATCTGCGGATAGCTTCCTCACTTGAAAGTTCCTCGCACGGTATCCCTTTATCCGCTAAACGTTCTTTGATTCTCTCAAGATCATGTTTGTACCAGTAAACACAAAGAAGCGGGGCGCCGTTCATGGACTCGATGATATCCTCAAGAGCATCAAGCTTCCTATCATGTATCCGGTAATAATCACCGTCGTCGTTATAAATTGCACCCGAGGCCATCTGGCAGAGCTTATTGGAAAGCGATGCTGCATTCGAGGCTGTGACCTCACCGCCTGGCATATCAAGCACCAGCTGTGTCTTTAGCTCGTCATACTTTTTTGCCTCGTCCTCCGAAAGGGTGACTTCATATTCGGTGTTAATAAGCTCTGGCATATCAAGGTGGTCGATTGCCTTCATGGATATCGCAATATCCGATATCTTTTTGTAGATTGCTTCCTCGGCACCAGCCTGGGGCTTGTAGGAATAAACAATCGGACCATTCATTTTGTCGGGCTTAAAGTATGCTTCGCGGTACCTTCCGATAAACCGGCCAAGGCGCTCACCCATATCAAGCAGCTTTATCTCGGCAAACAGATCCATCAGTCCATTACTCGAAGGGGTACCGGTGAGACCTGCGATTCGATTTACCTTTGGCCGCATCTTCATTAAAGCCTTAAAGCGCTTAGCCTGGTGGTTCTTAAAGCTGGAGAGCTCATCAACAATAATCATAAGGCCCTCGTTAAAGAACTCCGGATAGTTCTCACAAAGCCAAGGAACTGACTCCCTGTTCGTGATATAGATGTCTGCATCCGCCTCCATGGCTTTCTGCCTCTGTGTCTGAGTCCCGACCACGATACTGTATTTTAAGATACCCAGGTGATCCCATTTCTTTATCTCATCAGACCAGGTCATTTGCGCTACACGAAGCGGGGCTATTATAAGCACCTTTCTGATAACAAAGAAGTCAAACAAAAGGTCCACTATGGCAGTCAGCGTTATGATCGTCTTGCCAAGGCCCATCTGAAGCAGTACTGCTGCTATCGGATGAGAGAGGATATATTCGGTGGCATATCGTTGATAATCATGTGGCTCGTATCGCATCGATTATTCCTCCTATCTGTTCTGTCGCATCAAGGACATGGACCTTAAAGCCAAGCTGCCGTAAAAGAACATGCCTTGATATCTGAAGCGGCCTTGGAGTCTGCCCCGGAGCCTTAACCTCCACAAAGCCAACATGCCCTCCAGGAAAAAGCACAATCCTGTCTGGCATACCATCAAAACCGGGAGACACAAACTTAAGTGCAAGCCCTCCGGACTCCTTGACTGCCTTTCTGAATTTCTGTTCTATATATTTTTCTCTCATAAGTTGTCCTCCAGAATGAAGTTGTCAGTAGAGGTTGTCAGTCGCTTGGGGCCAATAACCACGGGACTCTTTGCCAATTTGGGTGACAACCCTGACAGCATTTTTCTATACGCGCGAAATACGCGTGCGCATATGACAATCTCACTTACAAATACATATTTTTAAGTCTTATATATAATTCTTGTCTGGTTGTCAGCTGACCGCCCTCGAAGCCTTGCGGCTACTGCATTTGACGCGCTGACAACCTCTCGGACAAGTCTATGACAAGTGACAACTATCCCTTAACGTAGATGCGCTGCTGACCATAGATTGGTAAGTCTACGCGGCGATCGCTTTTATGCCAATTCTCGATACGTTCCATAATGGCAGAGATCGCATAGGAATCTGCCGACTTCATATCTTCGCGGGCCTTGCCAAAACACTCGCACCAGATTTCCATATTGGAGACCGTGGTACGTTCATGCTTGCCTGCAGGTCTGATAGGATCGTTCACATCACGGAAGAAGTCACGCCTGCGGTAAATGTCCATGGTATCCCAGTCGTCGGGAAGAAGCATATCGAGGTATTCCCGTACAATGCCCTCGCGCTCGTCCTGCTCCATGGCTTCACGCTGTTCG